ACGGTGCTGTCCTGCTCCGCTCCAATACTTCTGGTTCTATCGCCCATATCGCTGTCGGTTCTGTTTAATGCTTAACGGACTATTCAGTCTTATTGGCCTGTCGTGGGGCAATGGTGGCGTTACTATGTTTAACGCTGATGCACCATCAGCACCTCCGTCCTTCCCTCCTGCTGGTTCGTATAACAGCACCATCTCAGGACAGACATACCCGATTGCATACGGCGGCGGCTATGTAGAGATTGATGGTGTTCAATACGCCAATCAAGTTGCGGACTTCTATGTTCTGAATGACGGTTTTGGTGGCACATACACGGACTTTACTTCTGCTCAAAATGTCCAGTATACTCCATATGGTGGAAGTATCACTTCTACCAGTTTCTCCACCTATGTAACAATTAATACATACTGGAACGGAACACCGACTGTTGTAAATGGTGGTGGTGGAACATCGTACTACCACGATGGCACAGGAGGTTTCTACTCAAATAGCGGTGTCAGTTATTACAGTTACGGAACTGAAATATACAGCGAGTCGCAGTTTGATAGTAACTACGGATATTACGAGGTCTACAGATATTATACAGACGGAGGTAGCGGCTATTACTCCAATTACAGCATCGAATATCCTTAATCTTTATGCCTATTGAACCTATCAACATTTCTACTGGATGGACTGCCTTTGTTAAGGACGGAAAGTCCTGTCTTGGCTATCGTGAGTTTAAGCAGGGCGGCAAGTATTGGGGTACTCTCACGCTTGTCACTAAGCCCACTGAAGCCGAACTGATTGCCGAACTCTCTACGCTCAAAATCTCTTTACCTCAATGATTACTCTTATCCTCGCTACAGTCACCTTCCTCGGTGGCGTTTATGTTGGTACTCGCTGGTCTGACAAGATTAAGGCCGTCTGGTACTCCATCGTGTCCCAGTAATGCCTATTGAATACCAGAGAGACGGAGACATTGGGTTTGTCGGGCTTAACAGCCGTGACAATCCTAGTGCCTTGCCTACTGGTATGGTGTCTAAGTCTCAAAACTTCAGACTAGACAGAGGTGTCGCTACGGTAAGAAAGGGGATGCAACGAAAGACCATCGGGTCTCTCATAGGTCAGACGCTGTACGGCGTAGGCACTTACATCACAAACGGAGGACAGGAGGTCATTATATGCGTAGTTACAGACGGCCTGTTCTCATACAACCCTCAGACGGAGGTGCTGTCTTCAAAGGTAAACTTCCCTAGCGGAGAGACAATCACTACGCAGGATGGCTGTGATGTTGTAACTGCCGTTGATAAAGTCTTCATTAGCAGAGGTTTCAACAAGCGTCCGTTGATGTGGGACTTGAATGTCACTATAATTACATTGCCCAATAGCCCTCACATTGGTCACGAGTTTCCTAACTGTGCAGGTTTGCTGTATTATGCCAATAGACTTATTGCCCTTGGCAAGCATCACAACGAGACGAATGTTTTAAGAAACAACGACACGATTTCTGTCAGCAACTTCTTGGACTATCAGAAGTGGGACGCTTTAGATGCGTTCACCATTAACAATGGTAGCAATGACCAAGTCGTAGGCGTAGCACCTTGGACTCTTAACGAGTTCTTGGTGTTCATGCGTAACAGCATATTCTACATCAATGTAGGCTCTAGTAGGTATACGAACGGAGATGCCCTTTCTTCAGATGCGTACATAAGAACGCTTGCGTCTGACATAGGTTGCTCTGCAAGAAAGTCTGTTGTTCAAGCAAACGGAGGGGTGTTCTTCCTGTCCGACAACGGCGTGTACTTCCTGCAACCACAACCTGCATCCGCAGAGTCGATGAAGTTGTTGACTATGGCTGACCCGCTTTCAGCCCCGATAGACGACATCATCCAGAGAATTAACAGAACCTATGCACATCGTTCTGTCGGCACATATTGGAACAACAGGTACTACTTGGCAGTTCCGCTCGATGGGTCTACCGACAACAATGTTATCCTTGTCTACAACTTCATCCTCAAGAACTGGGAGTCTGTTGATACATACCCCACTGGCTTCGATGTGTTTGACTTTGTTGTAGCCAAGAAGAACAACCAGAGAAGAATGTACGGAGTAGACACTACGAACGGCATCTTTTTAATGGAAGAGTTAAACTGGGACGAATATGGTGCTTCACAGGGCAGTCCGATACTTCCGTTCTACCTCCCAGATACGCTTCAAGAACTGTCGTTCACGCACGATGACATAATTGCCGTGCTTAAGACAAGAAGGTATTCCTTTGGAAGCATCGGAGACAAGAGGTATAGCACGGCTGAAACCGAAATGATATGTGACGCAGGTTCTCAAGTTCAGACTGTTGCTGAAACATTCAATCCAGATACGGTTACAGTTGTAGATACTTTCGGCTCACAGTTTACCGAGGACTCTTCAAGGAGAATTCCTCTCCGTAAGATTGGAAGCGGAGTTCAACTTCAATACACCACGACAAATCTCAGACCTTCTATTAGGTCTGTGTATGTGTATGCAACTTTACAGAAACAAACCAACACATCTAAAACATAACCATGCCACAAATTTCTAAAGGCGATACTTTCACGAACGGAGAACAGGTTACTGGTGCTAGACTTAACCAGTTGGTAGACTCTTCTACCCTTCTTGCTGGTGCTATTACTGAGCAGGGTGCTTTGACGGCTAATACGGTTGCCGCCAACGACTCGTTCTTGATGTACGACCTGTCTGCTAATGCTCTCAGAAAGCCGACAGCGTCTGACATTCTCAACAGCAACCTGCCAATTACCTCATCTTCTATTTCTGGCAACGGTGGCGTTGACCTAGTGATTACCCCTCCTGCTGGCAAGAAGGTCGATGTGGCTGGTGCATTGGAGGCTGAAAGCAACAATGTCATCGGCAACGAAACAGTCGGAGGAAACCTTTCTGTTGGAGGTACTCTTACTGTAGTCGGTGGCATAAACGGCACAAGTGCCGTCAAGATTGCTACAGGCACTACGGCTGAACGCCCTGCTAGTCCTGTCGCTGGTCAACTGCGTTTCAACACTACCTCTAACGCCCTTGAGGTGTATAGCGGTAGCACTTGGATTAATGGCGTTACCAGCGGCTCTGCCCTGTTTGACGGAACAGTAAACATCACAGGCGTTATCCAGTACAACGGTACGCCTGTGTATGGTATGTATGAGGTTGTTAAGTATGTTACAAACCCGACTCCAGCCCTCACGAAAGGTGCTGATGAAATTTGGGTAGTCAATCTTCGTGCTTGGGGCGTTCCTTGGAGTTCTCCTCCTTCCATTCCTACGCTTACAATTACATCTACAACAACCATTTACGGAGATGCTAATGATATTATTGCTGGTGCTGGAGTTGCAGGAGGAGACAATGATACACTCTTTTCTTACTACGACTTAGACTCCGACATCATAATTCCTGCTGGCACTACTTTTTCTGCTAAGACATTTACAGGAAACTGGATGGTAATTTTCATTACTAAGTACAAGACTGCCTAAACTTGAGTTGGAAGTTTACAGACAAACAGGCAAAGGATGCTTATGAGTATATCCTTAACAAAAGGTCTGACTGTAAGCGGTCTGTATTTGACATAGAGTGGCTGGACGAGTGGCTGGAGTGGTTATCCTTAAACAAGTATTTGTTTACCAATTACGACAACAAGTCGGTAGACGGTGTCATTACCATCTTCCCGATTGAAAGGTCAAAAACCATTCCGACCTTAAAGCACATTCTCTACAATGTGACTAATACGCACAAAACGAGGGATTACTTTATTATGGATGCCCTTGTTGACAATCCTCAATCTAGAGCAAACATAATAAACAAGATACTAAAGCAGTACCCAGAAATCGACCAAGACCAAGATGTTCAGTTGCTTGCTTGCCGTAAGGGTAAGGTCACAAAATTAAACAAATCTAAAATCTTAACACTTAAAAACTAATGGGTTCTACAAAAGTTCAAGCACCGCCTCCTAGGGATTATTACAAGGAGATGACGGACACTATTCGGGCACAAATCGACCTTGCTCCCCAGATGATGGAAGCCGAAAAGAGGCTCATTCCTCAGTGGCAAGCCATGCAGAAGGAGCAGATGTTGGCACAAGCCGACA